GGACTGAGAAGTAGCGAACAGTCATATCGTTAGTGTTACCTAAGTCATATGCTTGATCAGCCAGCAACGCGCTTGTACCTTGGGCTGTAAACCCGATTGTTGTTGCGATAATGTCTTGAGTTTCGATAGTTGGAACTTGAAGCATACAACCATCCATGTCGAACTCAACACGAACAGCATTTGCTAATCCACCTACTTCTACTTGTAGTCTGTACTTAGTCTCAGCAGCGCTAGAAACGTTTGCAAGAATGTCGCTTAACAGCTTGGCTGTTGAGTTTGGAGTAGAAGCTGTACCAGTTTTCAAGTATGCTGTTACTGTGCCAGTAATAGAGCGTGTACCTGTGAAATAACCAATAGGAGCATTAACAACACCCAAGTTAGCTGGTGTAATGTACTGAATACCGTTGGCAATTGTTAAGCTACCACCAGTAAGAGCTACTGTGTAAGACACACCGCCCTGACCTTGAATACCAGAGATAAGCTGCATTGTAGACAGTTTATTAGTGATATATGGAGCTGCTGTATTAGTTGCTGTAGCTGTACCAGTTGCATTACCTACGCCTGCGAAGGTTGCTGCAGTACCTGGAAGTCCGGTAATAGTTGCTGTTGCCGGTAGCTGACGTAGTGCTGTACCTTTACCAGTCCATGCAACCATCGAGATTGCGTCTAGACCGAAGTCGATAACAGCTTGGTCAAGTGCACAGTTATCAACTGCATACAAAGAACCGTCAACTGAGAAGATCATACCGAATTTTTGCAATTGGTTTCTGTTAGATCCACCGAAGTTTGCTGCACCGTAAGCTGCTGTACCCCCTGTTGCTGCATTGGAAGTCCAAGCGCCTTGGAAGAACTTAAGTGTAGTAAATGCTGCTGATGTACCTGCTGCTACTGAAGGGGCTGTAAGGTAATCTAAGGTTATCGCTGAAGCACCTAGAGTTACGATTCTAGCTGGTTGGTTCCATTCTTGAGCGTTGGCACCTGTACAACCTACTACGTTAATAACTTGCCCTACTGCCAGTGGTGTACCTGTATAGACCGCTGTAGTAATTCCGATAGTAACTCTGTTAGTCGCAGTATCTATACGAGTCATTGTACCAATAGTACCACCAACTACTGTTGCAGAGTTAGTACCACCGATTGTAACACCTGTTGTATCAATATTTGCTGCTGACATTAGAGCGTTCCAAAGAACTTGCTCTTCTGCGCTAACTACACCGCCGTTGAAAAATGGTCTAATGTATGTTGAGAAAGAGAAATCTACTGGGTCTTGACTTGTATTAAAAGTACGTTGTCCACGAGTAGGTGTTGCCCCTGCCTCTTTTAATTGAATCTGAGCAGTTTGAGTTCCTTGTTTGAAACTGAAGCCGTCCAGAACTTGTAATTCTACCGTATTAGCGGCAGTAAATGTTGCCCCTGAAGTCGGGATAGCACCAGTTGTAGCGCTAACGTTTGTTGTGAAGAATACTCGCGTATTCCTTACTAGATTAAATTCTGCCATTTTATTCCCTTAATTGACGTGCTATCGGTTAACTAACGTGACTTTTATCAGTATTGTAACTTATAGTACTTGATATTGAATGCTAATATTTACTTCTCCTATCCCGTAAGGAACTAGCAATCCCTCATCGGTAACAATACTAAGAATCCTTATGTCTGCGGTCTCTTTACCACTTCCAAATTGAAGCCTTGAATTATTATTTATTACTACCTGTATGTCGTTTATTAGATTCTCTAACAGATCTGCTGGCTCTTCTGCCTTAACATACAGTTTTAATGATATTCCTAGGTGCCCCCACTGGAAGCTGCCAGGTAGATATTCTCTAGTCTCTGTTCCAGCTACTATACAAACTGTTGGGAAGTCTGTGCATTCATCCCAAAATTTCTGCTTACCAACAACGTTGTTGAACAGATTAGTTGTGTACGGAGCATTGCCGTCTATCTTCTTAAATTCTTCTATAAGAGCGTCAACTATGGCTTTTCTTGAACTCATACTAACACCGCCTTAAGTCTAGCTGTTACTATATCCTTCGCTATGTCCCGTATACTTTTCGAGATCAACAGTTTAGGGTCTCTTGTGGCTATTTGCCCTTGAGCAAAGCCTGGTTCAAATGTTTGGTAAGGATATTTCATGTAAGTATAGAAAGCAGTCACTTCATCTTCTTTTGTTCTTGCTAGTCTAGTAACTCTTACGCTATCTGCAAATCTGCCAGTCCTATAATTTAGTATAGTCTTGGCTTTGCCCTTACCCATGTTGTTCTGTATCTGGTCTCGTAGCTTACCGTTTATTAACTGCTGTATAGTTATTAAACTGATTACTTTATTAGTTCCGGAAGCCCTTAAACGCTTTAAGGCAGCATTTACTTTAACCTTAGCAGCTGCCACATCCTCTTTAAGTTTACTTTTAGCCTGCTTCCCTTTAACTAAGGAGGCTTTGTCTACCTGTACACCTGGTATGGTTCCTAGCTTAACATTAGAAGCTGTGTAGGTTTCCTGCTTCATTCGCTCACCTCTGATGGCAGCTAAAATGGCTAATCTATTGAGTTCCTTTAGACTTGGGGAACTCTTCAATAATGCTAGCTCTCTACCCTTGATTTTAGTATTCTTTTTAACAGTATCCAGAAAAGCATTTGCTGAGGACGTGGATACGTGTTTTATTAAATCTCTTAACCCTAACTTTTGGGAGTTTACACCGCCAACTAGTGAGGATATTGAACCGCCTGCCGAAGCGTTTTCTGATGTAACCTGCAGTTCTATAAGGAAATGCTGAGCTGTTTTTTCATATTTGGCTAGTATATCCCTGTTTTTACCTATTGTTTGTGCTATTATACTCGACTCTTTATCCTGACGTATTAACTCTTTTTGGATTATATCGAATACGTTTAGAGCGCTTAATAAAGCTCGCTCATCTATATCTGTCCCTGCAAACCTACTAACCAAAGAATTTTCTACTGACTGTATTCCTGCATTAGCTGCACCTATATAGTGCCCTTTTTGAAATAATCCTGAACCAAAAGCCTGTTTAGCAGCCCCTTCACCAAGTACTGAATCTAGTACTTTATTTATTCCTGTATTATAGTTTACGTCGGAGAAAACTATTGTTGTCACCTTAGTTTTTGGATCTCTTACAACTACTGGACCGCCACTAACTGCACTGTTCTTAATGGACCTAACATAAGAGTTAAACTGTTTAATAGCTCCTAAGCTCTCTGCGTTATCGCTACTAATAGCTAAATCGGTAGTCTTGCTAAACCCTGCTTTTGTTAGATCGTCTCTAGTATTGAATAGCCAAGATACCCCATTTTTTGTATTAAAAGTTCCTGTCTTTAATTCTTCATCCATCAACCATTCTTTGTATTCAGGACTATTCTTGAAGTAATTAACAAAATCTTTAACACTCATTATAGCTCCAGTCTATACAAGTCCAGTACGCGTCTAATATGTGATGGTAATGTTGAGTTCATTACGTATTCGATTTGAGCATTATTAGAGCCCGCACTTCTAGCCGATTTAACAGCCATATCAGATCGTTGGTAAAACACAACTAAATCTAACGCTGCTAATTTTAAATCCTCTGGTACTGTGGCGTATCCGCCAGTATAAGTAATTCTGTAGCCGTTAACGTAAGGAGGAAACACGTCTTGTTGTAACACCTCTATATTATCGTACTCTAGATTACGAGTCCAGTCTTCGAACTCTACCAGTTCTGTGTAGGTTTTACCAGCATCCGTAGACCATTCAACTGAAGTGATTTCGTTAATTGGCACTTCTGTAACTGATAGGTAAGGCTTTCCGCCTCTATAAACTTCTACCTTCTCATTCCTGTAGTAGTCAATTAAAGTCCTACCAATATAATTTCTAATCAAGTTACATACTTTTGGTATAAGAAACTTTATCTCAGTATCTTGGTTATTACTATTAATACCGCCGTAGGTCTTGACTTCTGATAATGTAATAAAATCTGCCATGTTATACCTTTCTATTTTATAAGCCCACATTATGAGCTTATAAAATAGGGGACTTGCGTCCCACTATTTATTTAACTATGGATTAAGCGACCCAAGTAAGTTTTGTTACGCCTTGACCTTGGTTAGAAGTCAATTGTGTCAAACCTGTACGTAGAGATGCAACCAATGCCATACGCTGAGTTTCAGCTAACATTTGTGTATCGAAACGTAGACCACGTTGATTACCAGCGATAAAGTTAGATGTATTGATTGCAATAGCACCTACGTTAACACCAGAAGCACCTGCTGCTTTAGCAGCAAATTCACCTGAAACGATAACTGGTGAGTTACCGATTTGACCGATTTGACCAGTCAATAGTGTAGCTTGTGAACCAACTTGATTCATAGTTTGGAATGCTGTATCATCTAGCAAATCGTAGTAAACGTCTTGTGAAACAACGTATGTTACTTCTGATGGGTCTAGACCGAAGATTCCTAAGTTTTTACGCATATTACGTAAGTTAGCAACAGTTACTTTGTTACCTACTGGTACGTCTGTAGTCAAAGGAGTAGTAGCATACATTGCTAAACCTTTAACTGGATCAACACCAGAGCCAGCACCACGAAGAGCTGCTTGGTCAACTGAACGAGCTACACGGCGAACCATTGCATCACGGATGATTGGAAGCAAGATTAACAGTGAATCTTCTTCTTCTTCGTATGCCAAGTACTCAAGTGTTGCCACTTTGTACGCTGACAATGTGATTTCTGACAATTGGTGAGTTTGAGCCGCACCAGCAGAGGCTGTAGTACCGAACTGAGCGTTAGTTACCCATGTACCTAAACCTGTAGCTGGGTTTAATGGAATCTTCATCACGTTAGTTTGCATCGCCACTTGCTTTAGCAATGACTGAACAACTAGCTTTTGACGGATTTCACTTTCCATGTTCAAGCTAACTTGTTGTTCCCAAGGTACTGCACCTGGAACGTGAGCGCCAGCTTTTTCAAGCATCTGTGCACCGTACTTAGTGTCAGCAATATTGGAACGACCCATGATAGTCTTCAACATAACTGCATTTTCCATCTCTTTATCAGAGATTGCTTTGTTTACGTCACCTGTCAAATCGAAACGCATTTTCGATTTAGTGATGATTTCCAACTCAGCTGCTTTTTCTTTGATTGCTGCTTCTAGACCATCAAGAACGCTCTTTGTTGAAGCTGTTTGAGCTTCGAAACGTGCTTCGATATCTGCAAGCAATTTTTCTGCGCCTGAATCAGCAGATTTAACTGTAGCTGCTACAGTTGCTGCGATTTTTTCGTCGATTGCTTTTTCTGCTGCGATTGCTGCTGCTTTTTTAGCTTCTGCTGCATCGCGCTCTGCGTTTGCCTTAGTAACTGCATCTGCAGCTGCTTTTGCTACCATAGCTTGAATTTCTAATTCGTCCATTTTTGTAAATCCTTTTGTTTGTATAATTGTAGTTTGTTTCACAGTTTCTTGACCTTTATCAAGGGTACCTGTTTTAACATACTGGTTTTTAAAACTTTCGAAGTCCTTACTAGACTCAAAAGACTTTGCTAAAGAGAACAAGCTCTCTTGGTTGCAAGGAACGCTTACAACTGAAATCTCTGTTAATTCCACTTGCTTAATTACGAATAAGTCATTAACAGAATCATATTCTGCATCGTGAACTCTGAATCCTACACTAAAAGCTGATAATACACCGTCTTTAATAAGTCCGTATACTTCTTCAGCTGCAGGGCTGATTCTAACTCGTACCCATAATCCTTTACTATCTATTCTATAATCTTCCATTCTACCGATAGGATTATCGTGGTCATGGTAAGCTAAAATGATAGGGTTCTTAAGATAATTTACTAATCCTGCACCCCATGCTGTAGAGAGGATAACATCTCCCGCCCTATCAACATCAGTTGTATTTGCATAACCTTCTATAAAGATAGATTGGTCTTCAGCTACGGTGTCGGATTTAGCAAATGTACTATTAAGAAACAGTACTTTATTTTTATCCATATTTCTCCATTACTACCTTTTAAAAGTTAGTTAGCTCCCAAAGCAGGAGATAATTTTCTAATGTTTTAATATTACTAATTATACTCGATTAGCATATAACGGTCAATGATGAAAATTCTCTTGCCGGCGAAAATTTTTTCATGTTGACTTTTACATCCTTATAGGCTATACTATGTTCAGTGCAGTACTTTTTCAACCTAACCAAATAGGGCTTTTAATGAGTCGAAATAGAACCAAACGAAAACCACGTGAAGAAATTAAACCTCAACCAAAGGAGAAATTTCTAGTTAAAGCGAGGGAAGAGGTTAAAATAGCGCAAATTACCGCTATGACACCTAAACAGGAACATTATTTCGAAGCAATCAGAACTAAGGATCTGATAGTAGCAACTGGATACGCGGGAACTTCTAAAACATTCGTAGCATGTTGCATGGCTGCTGATGCTTACAAAGCAGGGCGTATTTCCAGAATAGTATTAGCTAGACCAGCTATGTCCGCCAGTAAATCGTTGGGGTTTACTAAGGGTGATATGAACGAGAAGATGATGCAATGGGTTATGCCAATGTTATCAGTCTTGTACATGCGCCTAGGCCCC